CCCGGAATTGCGGAGCCGGACATCAGAAGTTGCTTCTTGTAGAACGTGATATCGTAAGATATCCACAGTTCTCCGAGAGAGACTCCTGCCGTCGACATCCCTTGAGTGGCTACTTGAAAGCTACCCAGCGTAGTACTTGTCTTAGGAGCTCCATTAAGGAGGTCAGTATACAAGATCTTACTGGGTCTTTCAGACTGTGCACACTCGATTCCGTGGACGAGGCTGAGGGCGGGCTTGGTCGAACAGGCATAGTCCGAGTTCTCCATCTCCGGCTTGGATGCGAACGGTGCGTCGTATGGGTCATAGTCGGTTGCCATGATAATGGTACCGAGAGCCTGCGACGATCCGTTGTACTCCGAAGAGGTTGAGACGAACTCGATGACGATGCCGTTTGGCTGCCACTGGTCGTAGAGAGGAGCGAGTCGAGAGAGCCATGGGAATAATTCCGCGTTGGTTGGATTGATGTCGAAGGTTCGACTATTGAAAATAGTGGAACCGCCGACGATCGAACCTGATCGGATGTCTCCAATGAACTCTCGCTCTGTGATTCTCGTTCCACGTGGTCCATCCTTGTGAAAGGTTGCTCCGACGTGGGTGTCTCCGGCCATGAGCGAATTCGATTTAACTCGATAATCGCCGTGCCCGAAGTACTTCGCCAGTGACGACGCTGCGTAAGCACCGAGGTCACCCTGGTTGACGAAGTTTCCCAGGGTTCTGCCGATCGTTGAGGCTGCATCGAGCTTCGTGAGGTTCTTCTTAACGAGGGACCTCTCGAGGTGATCGATTTTGGCCTCGAGACGACGGGCAGGGTCCGAGATCGACTGAACCTCGGTGGTGTAGTCACCACGGCCGCGGATGCGGGCGGGACGACTGGGTAGGCGCTTTTGCCTAAGTGGTTGTTGTTGATTCTTTCGAGTCATGCTATTGTATTGTGGGGAAGACCCGATACAATTCGGAGACTGTACATCCACGCGTCACAGATGAAAATCTGAAGGCGCCGTGCAGTCGTTCGACATTTTGGTTAGTACGGAAGTATTAAGCCCTGAGGGGCACCGTTTTGGGCCAGAATGAAC